CGCCCTTATCGTGTTGTTGAAATCTTAACACTCCTCCATCTGTAATAATCCAATCCCAACGGCCTCCATCTCCGCCAACATAACCGCTTATGAAAGTATTTGACGTGCTAGGTGGTATAACATCTAGTTTAAACCAACCCATATAGGTTTGGTCTCCTGTAGTCAATGCAGTGTTTAAATTTAAATTAGTATCAATCCTATCGTCAGTGCCATCAAAATTGAGAACATCGTCAAGATTTACATTAACGTTTGCTGTTCCAAGATTTCCTTCTATTATTCCGCCCGTGCCTGTTATGTTTATTGTACTCATGATATTGTGCCTCCTACGTTTCTAATTCCTGCCATATTGTTAGTACCACTTGATAAAAACCAAGTGCCTCCGTTTAACGTTACTAATCCGTGAAAAGTATGAGTTCCAGATGGCGAGTTTAGCCCAAATTGACCATTAGTTTCTAACTTAGTTAATCCGTGAACAGTTATAGGGTCACCTGCGGTATCAAATTTAAGTCTGCCACTTGTTATTGTAAAATCATTATAAGCAATAAGACCCTCTCCATCAATATCACTGTATCTCCATTCTTTGTTATTATAAAGTTTTATTTCCAAATCATACCAATAATTCCCTCTTACATATGTGTCATTGTCTAAAGTAGCAGATAAATCAAATATGGTTTTTCCATTATTATGGTTATAAACATGGCTGTCTGACGGAGCATACCAACTGTAGCCTCCTCCAGTCCTGTTCTTAATAGTGGTGGTTCCGCTTGTTGAATTGAATGTTCCTCCTCCTGATATTGTAATACTTCCAAAAGTATCGTTACCTGTTTTGTCTGCGTGTCCTAAAGTTCCGTTAGCACCAACGTTTACATCTCCATTAATCGTAAGTGTGTGGTCATTAGTTTCTTTTTCAAGCTTACCTTGTGTAACCGTTACATCGTTAAGTATTGTATGTGCAGTTCCAGAGTTTGGCCTTAGTCTAACATAATAAGTAGCTGAACCTGTTAAATTTACAATTAAATTATTAAGTGCATTTGCACCAGTTCCAGAGGTGTCTGTTCCTTCAAACCCTCTAAAAACAGTATTAGTGTTTGTTGTAACTGTAAGAGTACCACTGTTATGTGCAAATGTTCCACTAGCGTGTTTATCTAACGCAAATCCATTTGATGAACCATCAGAACCATCTCCTTCGCTAGTTATTGTGGTTGTTTCGCTTGTTGCGTCATATTTTCCATCACTGTTTATTACAAGACTTCCAAGTGAAATTGTAGAAGCATTACCTGTCAAAACTGCGGTGTCTGCTGAACCTGAACCATCCCCTACAATACAATCTCCTGTTACTGTAAGGTGTTGACTATTTTGTCCTGAATATTCAGTATCAAAAGCACCATCTTGAATTTGCATATTACCTACTATTTTAAACGTAGCTTGTGCAGCATTATTCCAAGGCTCATAAGTTCGCCCATCGTGTTTAACTATAAAATTTCCACAAGCAATAGTAACTCCACCTCGATTATCAAAAATAGAATTATTGTCATAATCTATAATGTAGTCTCCAGTAATGTTAGTTCCCTGATGATTGTGACTATTCATAAAACCGTTATTAGTTCTACCTTTAATCAAAATATCACCACCACCTGTGCTTGTTACATTAGGAGAACCTTCAGTACCTTTAGCTGTAAACCCACCAAATACAGTTACATCACCAGAACCAAAAGTAAATGTTCCTGAAGAATTAACAAGTAAACTTCCTCCTTCTGTGCTGCCGTGAACTCCATCTGTTCCAAACGTTAATGTAGAATTATTGCCAGTTAATGTTCCGTCTACTAATGTATTTACTGTTACTGTAAGGCCATCATTTCCTGCATCATATATTCCTGCTGTTATTGTAAGGCTTGCCATCGTAGCAGCCCCTACTTGATTTACATCTGCATCAGCATGATTAATTGTAACGTGATTTACGTTTCCACTTCCTGCAAAATCTACTGCTGTTTCAGCATTATAAGTAAATGTTAAATTAAGGTCACCTGAAACTGTGCCATCGTGTTTGAAAGCATAATGTTCAGTTCCAGAACTTGCAGTTCCTTCTCCATCAATTGTTATAGTTCTTTCTCCACTTGATGTAAGTGTTCCACCTGATTCAATAGTTATTGAGTTGGCTTGCTCATCTTGTGAAATAGTAACATTGTGTCCGCTTTTAATTACAACATCATGCCCATTTCCTGCTCTAGCAACACCGCCAGACCAAATACCACCACTTGCCCAGTTACCTGAGCCTGTAGACTCTACTTCCGTCATTGGACTGCCTCACTTACGAAGACAATTTCAGAGTATATAGGAGAAGCCATTCACTAAATGGTCCCCTGCAAGAATACTAAACAATCACCAAGTGGAAACGTTTGAGTGTTAGAACCTGAGTCTCTTGCCACTACACATATCATTTTCAAACCTGTAGTCGATATAGATTTTATAGCACCTGAACTTGCTCCTACGTCTATGTCATCTCCAATCTGAACCCACTTAGAGTCTGCTGGAGTTGTTGTTGTAGGTGCCGCTCCCGGAGCTGGAAATAAACTTCCATATACTCTTACCTTAGGCGTACTAGTATTGTCTTCATTTCTAATTTGAATAGTTGCTCTTTCATATGATGAAATAATAGTTGGGTCAATCAAAGGTGCAAATGAACCACTGCTTGCCGCAATAGAAACATTTGCATCATTTGATATTTCTAACGTTTTTACTGAACTACTTACTCTCGTTTTAGTACCTATTGTTGCCATTACTTAGCTTTCCCCTTGGACTTCTTAAGTCCCTTGGGCTTTTTAAGTGCTGCGTCTACTTTCTTTTGGGTTTTGTTTCTAGCAGGTTTGCTAGCAGTTCTAACCCCTTTGCCGACTTTTTTAGTCCCGACTTCATCGAGGACCTCCATTGCGGCATGGTTACGTAGCTCTTCAACAAACGTTGCGAATCTTTTGTGAGTTTCATCAAATTCATAGACTTGCTGCGGTTTGAACGTATGTACAAGCCCCCCAGCAGTCCTAAGGAAAAGAATCCTACTCCCCGTGTACCTAATCTTAACCATGTCGTCATAGCTCCGATTAGAATTCCAGTCCGCGTAGTATACCTTGTGTTTTGAATTTAGTACAGATGATTTCACCAGCAGTCATGAAAGCATAGTTTCTCTTTAATGCTTGCACGTTTGCCAAATCTTCTTGTGCCAAGAAAGTTGTTGGTGCTGCAATCTTCATGTATAAGTTAGACATATCTAACAAGAAAACAGGTCCCATCAAAGTCTTAGTTCCACCACTTACAACTTGGTTGTCCATTTTATTAGCAGTCAAGTGTTGTGTTGCGTAGATTGGTATGCTGTCATAGTATCCAACTCTTCCATCTAAGTTCATACCCGGTTGTGATTGAACTCCATTAGTTCCTTTTGGAGCTTGTGACTCTAAAGCCATTCTCCATGTTGCTCCTGAACCACTTCCTGAAGTAATTAATTGTTTGATTTCAGTTAACTGTTGATAACCAGTTAGTAAAATTAAATCACTGTAGTTTGCACCGTTTTCGATTGCACTTTGAATCATAGTGTCTAATCCTGCTAGTGTTAAATCTCTACAGGTTTCGTTTGTACTTATTGTTCCGTGGTCCACGTATGCGTTTGCCCAGCTATCTTCGTTAGATTCTGCTGCACCAGTTTGACTGCGGTCAATATCGTAAATGTCCACATCAGTAGCTGCAACTGCACCCAAAGATGCTAAGTCGTTGTCTGCTACAATTCTCTGTAAAGACTCAAAATTAACTGCTGTTTCTGAACTTACTGGCTCGACAAGCATTGCATCAATGTAGAATGCGTGTGCTTCTGCTGCCTGTGTTCTTAAGAAAGCTGCTAGACCTTTTACTCCGTCATCTGCTTCAGCTAAGATTGCTGCTTTTGTAGAGACTGTGTAAGGACTTACAATTTCTTTGATAGATGCACTTACTTGTTTTAAGTCTGGTACATCAGAAGTTCCAAAACCTGCTCCTTCAACTACACCAATGTTAGAAGCTGCTGCACTTCTTTTGTGCATAACTCTCCAACCTGATTGTGTCCAGCCTTCTTTTCTGAAAAGCTTGAATATGTCGGATTCTGTGTTTAACTGATTGAAAACAGATGCTCCATACATTGTGTTAAAGTATGCTGCGTCTTCTACTTTCAAATCGTCTTTCTTTATTCCGTATCTTGCTGAGATATCTAAACCGCCGCGATAGTAAGCGTTGACGTAATCTTCAAAACTCATTCCAGCCATTTTAGAAACCTCCTGTTATGTTTTTGTTTGCTGCCATTCTATCGATTTCCTCTAGTGATTTTGATACATTCAAGAAATTAATTTCTGCTTGTTCTTCAGCTTTTGGAGCTGGAGCTGGTGTTGCTTTCTTTCCTGTATAAACGTTAATGCCGTGTTTCTTCAAGGTTGCTAAAGATTTTTCTAGGTCGTCAATTTTTGAAGATTTTTCTTCTTCTTTTTCTTCTTCCATCATTTTTTCTTCTTCTTCTTCTTCTTCCTCTTCTTCAGGTTCTTCTTCCTCTTCTTCCTCGTCTTCTTCGGCTTTCTCTTCGCCCATATCTTCGAGGTATGCGAGTACTTCTTTTAGTTTAGCAAGTGTGGCTTCCATATCTTTCATTAGTGCCTCTTCCTTGCCAAGTTCGACTGGCTCTTCTAATCCAGCAGCTAATTCTACTTCCTCTGTTGCGACCATTTCTTCGTCGGCAGACTTGGTAGCGTCACCGCCACAATTGCATTCTGTCATGTATATAGACTGAGAAAAGGGTATATAAGTAATTCAAACTTTCCGGAAACTACCTTTTTTTATTCCAAGAAGGTGTTTTTCCCCTTCTTAATCTTTCCTTTGGCTTAAAATTACTTCTACCTAATGCATCTCTTAATGCTCTACCTGATTGATTTCTAACTCTACTACTTGTAAACTTAGGGCCTTGACCTCTATATTTTCCGGGATTTCTCCAAAGCTCTGCACAAAATGCCTCTACTTCCCTTACACTTTGTTGACCTTCATAGTTTACTAACTTAAGTGCATTTCTTTTGCAATTTGTCATAAAAGACCTCATACCCCTTTGTGTTCTTCCAGTCCTTGGTGCTTTACTTATTGCAATACCTTTTTGAACTTTACACTTTCTAATACCTGCAATATCCCAAATATGTTTGTCAATCTTTCCTAGTATGTCGGTTACACTACTTGTACTCCACATTTTACAAGACCAATACCTTGCCTTATGTTTAGGTCCGGGACTATCACAATTATGTCTTGCTCTAAAGTTTCTACGCTTTTCTGGACTGTCTCGCTTAATGTCCATTTTAGGGTCGCCAAACTTTACTTGTACTGTATTACCCTTTTCGTTTTTTGCATAAACTCCAAATTTCTTGTTCTCACCCTTCAACCGAAAAGGCTTGTTAAGCTCAACCTTCCTGCCTTGATACTCAGCTTTACCTAAAGGAACGCAGTTAGGAACTTTCTTGCCTCTTAACATTTTAGTTCCTATCATCTCATAACCTGCTTCGCATGGTTTCTTTTTTATCATGCCAAGTATATCATCAAGACTTTCGTTCATTTTACTAAATCTTCTAGCTTGAATTGCTCGCTCTTGATTTACTGCGCCTGCGCGCGTAGAATGACAACCTAATAGTTTTCTATCTTTCTTAGCAAATAGACAATACTTCTTTCCCCTACGTGCTATTATCTTTTCTAACATTCCCTCTACTTCATCTAGTGTTACTTGCTTTGTCACCTTTACAGGCTCTTCTGCTTTTGCTGCCGCTACTTGTGTAACAGTAGCTTCTGGGTTAGCTGGCCTGTTGCCAACCCATGATACGGACCAAAGAGACAACTCGGAGATGTTGTTGTGGCAGACGTCTCCTTCGCAGACCTTCTCTTGTTTTTCAGCTTCCCCTCTAATGGAGGAGCCACCCTTGTCACCGTAAATCTTCATCTCTTCCCATACTCTGTCATGCATAGGAAGCTTGTTGTGTACTCCAACTCTAATCTTGACTTTACCGTCTTTGACCTTATATGCAAGAGGAAGACCCACTGGCATCTCCTCATGCTTGTATGAATAAACCCCGTATTTCATATAGAAATCCATGGACTCTTTAATTGTGTCAGTTCCTATCTTGTCGTTCTGTTTGTCGATGATAGGTGAAGAAATATATGTCTCTAAGATTCTCTCGTTATACCACTCTGGTCGATAGACCTGCCACTTAGTATTCTGAGCATCTGCCACGGCCTAAGATTGAATACGTGTATATAAACAAAACTAACTTTCCGGAAACTATTGAATCATACGTTGCGCAGCTTTACGAACCGCAGATTCTAATTGTTCTCTATTGTATGGGTCAGTAAGTGCATTTGTCAAAGCAAACGTGCCATACTCAAAAGGTTGATTAGCTTTTATTACTGCCGCTAAAGAAGCAGTATCTTTTTTCTTAAAACCATAATTACCTGCATAAGCTGCTAAATTACTGTTTTTACCTTTACTATTATATGCTGGTAACTTATCCATATAACCGCCATATTCAATAAAATTAATTGCAGGATGGTCTGATTTTAATCCTAAATATGCGTTGTTACCTCGCCTATATACTATAGATTTTATGCTATCTCCAACAGTCCCTTTTACTCTATTAAAATTTTGATAAACATTAAACTCAGCATCATCTCTGTTTTCATCCGCAACTTCTTCCATTCCTTCTCGCATTATCTTTTGCCAATTACTTCGTTTTTTATATAAATTAATTGAACGTACAAAATTCTTGCCACCGCTAATAGAAATGCTCATTTGTAAGACGCTACTTCTTCAGGAGAGGCATCACCGTACTTTTCTTTCCACTTACGATTTACTTCCTGTGCAGCCTTCTGTCTCATTAACATTCTATTGCGCTTGTTGTACTGTTTCATGTACTCGCCTTTGTTACTCCAAGCCCTATCATGCTCACACTCTTCACATAATCCATTAGACATCAATCTAACTCTGACTTCTCCTGCTAAACATTTCTTACACTGTTTCATGGTTTCAATGCCCCTACTTCCGGTTTAGCCTCCTCAGGCATACTAACTTGTGGCTTATCTGGTAATACCAAATTGCCATCTTTATCTAATGTAGCTTCTATTCCTACCTTATTTAATACTGTAATTATATTTGCTTTCTGTAACATATTAGCTAATGCTTGTTGCTCGTTCTTTGTATTGATGTCTGCAAACTTTACCTTCCATGTTTTGATTCCCATCAACTTCATTAATGGTTTCAAAAATCCCATTTCCAAACATTGTTGTGTTTCTAACACAGTTCGGTCAAAAAGAGAAATCTGCTCTCCTTCTGCATTCAATCCACCTACGCCTGCTGTACTTCCTGTCACGATTGGCATAACGCCATACGATGCGTTTATGTCGTTGTTAATGCGCTCCATGTAAGGCAAAGCCATCAACTCATCCATGTTAGGCATAACTGGCACAAACTTAGCCTGACCGCTTCCTGTGCCTTCACCCCTACTACTTATGATAGGAACAAAGTTCGGATTACGTCTAGTTTCTTCTGCAATATATTCTCCAAGCCTATTCAATGATTCTTCATCATGTCCGGGAATATCTAAGAAACCTTTAGGTGGTCTCTCTAGTTTGTAGATTTTATTTTGGAAGTTCTCAATGGCGAGAGCAGTTTCTATTTTTTTAGAAAGACCTATAATCGGCGACTGTCCATACAATCTGGCATTCGCACTGTATTTATTAAAATGTATAATCTCATCTCTTGCAAAAGGAATCTTGTCTTCATCCTGTCCCATGTCATAAAAATAAGCCATAGGCTCTGCTTCAAATCCTCCTTCTCCTAGTTCTCCTTTCTCCAAAGGTTGTCTGGTTATTATATCAAAATATTCATCATTTTTAAATTTACCATACTCATCAACAGCAAATCTCATCTGCTTTGCATCTTCTACCCAAAGCTCCTTGACTATCTTACCATCAGTTCCCTGAATCCTATCGTAAACAATACTTACCCAACAATCATCAAATACTTCTACTTGCCGTATCATTGCTTTAAAAAATTCTGATGCCGTAATGTCTGCATTGCCACCCGTAGGGTCTCTTAACAATGTCTCTAACATCTTGCGTTCTTCTTTATCACCTGCATCTCCAACGGCGTGGTATTCCCATCCCTTCGCCACAGATTGAGAAGCTATTCGAGTGATTACTGTTCTGAGATGTGAATACCTGTCCGCTAACTGCTCAAGATAATTCTGGTCTACTGGAGGAAGTATGTCTGCCTTAAATGCACGATTACTACCTGCTGTACCGTATGCAGGCGTCCTTGCATCTTTAACCAACGATGCAGTATTTCTTTCTATCAATTCCTCTAACGCAGAACGCTTCCGCACTGGCTTTCGCCCCAACAATCTATCGTACCATGCCAAGTTGTATCGCCTCCACTTTAGTAATTATCTTATTAAGCTTTTCCTTTTTCTGTATAATATCTAAACTCTTTTTCAACCTTCGACTCCAACTTTGTCCAGAGTTTCCACCCATCATCTTCCACATAATATATCCCTTACTAGGATTCTTCTTGTCGGCAAAATTCTCTGCTGGTGGGTCTACCTTCTCATGCCTTCTGTAATATGTGTCAATCTTAACTGCGGTCTTGTAGCCTACGTCTTTCTGATATCTTAACTTGCGGTTAATTCTCTTTGTAACCCTTCCACCGCCATAACCGTGCATAGCTCGTAAATCTCTGCCCTGTAGTGCTTCTTTCTTAACTCCCCTAGGAATCTTGTATCTATCTCGCTTATCGCCCACGATACTCCCTTACATACCTTCTAAGGACTGGTTCCACTAGGACGCCTGTGGGAACATTCTCCGCCTTAGCAATCTCTTTAAGGCTCTCTTTGGTAGAGTTACTGATTCCATAAATTTCCAACCTTGTTCGTTTTTTCATAGTCTGGTTGGATGTCTCGTATGTGCTTGATGTATATAACCTTTTCTATATGTAATCCCAACTAACGTATGCCAATCCCTTTTTGTTCATGCCTTTGATTGCTAACTCACACATCCATAACGCCATAACCGAATCTGGTGTGTGACCCTCAAGTCTTCCGTTCTTACCGTAAACCAACCTAGCCAAACCATCTGTCAACTTTCTAGGACCGGGACGACTTGCTTCCCTTATTTCTTTTTGCCATGGAACCGAGTATCTTTCTTTCTCAAACTCCAAGGCCAACCCCGGTATGCCCACGTCATGTGAGTGCTTTTCTCTTCCCGTGTTGTGACCTTCAACCGGAAGGCCCGCCAAGTCACTCGCGCTATGTACAACCAGTCTCTGATACCCATTAGATTCTATCATAATCGTGTCTGGATTAAAACGTTTCGCAAGTTCTCTAATTTTTAACACCTGAGTCTCTAGCCAACCACTTCCCTGTGCCATTACCTTGCCTGTCCAACTGTATAATATCCTACGATGCTCCGTACGCTTATTATAAGCCACAAGACAGTAGCTTGTCTCATCATTCTGACTGTTCATACCCACGGCCAAGTCAACGCCCATTACGACGACTGTATCGTCATCGTACTCTGGCAACCCCATATCTAAATTTTCATCCAAACATCTCTGAAGTACCTCATAAGGAATAACGGCAGACTCTGGGTCCAACGGATTTAACATATACTCAGACTCAAAAGCCCGACTTCCCATTGTCTCCTTTTCTGTATCTAGCCTTTCCTGATTCCAATACTCTGGCCAACGCGGCGTGCCATCTTCCAACAAAGCAGGATGCCTCACTACATTCCATTCTTTACTTTCTGAAACCCAATCCGTAATATCTCCAACTCTTTTCTGCGTTCCTACCAATAACATCTTAGACTCTGGAAGTCTCATCGGCATCACAACTCTCTGAACGTAATGAATTACCTTTTCATCAGTTAAATTTGGAAACTCCTGCAAAACGTCGTCCAAAATAATCATATGAACGTGAGGACCTTCCAATGCCTTACCAATACTTGCAGCAGCTACCCTACTACCATTGTTAAATCTCTTTGCGCTTTTTCGTATTGTCACCTTCCTATCATCTGATTTTTCTAAAAACGCACTGAGTCGCCAAGACCTCTTACACAACTCTTCAAACTGCTCTAACTTGTCCCAAGCCTGCTCCAATGTCGCAGAAATATACAAAGCCCTGAAGTTTGATTGCTTGTGCATCATATAAGCCAGCACACATAACCCCCAAGTCGTCTTCAAGTGACCCCTTGCACAAATTATTGACGCAAATTCTCCTTTGTTAAAGTTTTCTTCCCACTGGTCATGCATATCACCCAACGGAACATAAGTTCCCGGCTCTTGGTCCATGTAATCTCGCATCACCTCATCTATAAACTCATTCAAACTAAGTGGCTGCTCATTCATTATTTCTAAAGCCCCTGCGATTGCCTGCGTGATGTGCTTGCTATTATCCATTACTTGTGTTTGCGTACAGTTACAACTATCTCTTTAACCTCTCTGTCACGAATTATTAGCTCCTCATGTACTCTATGTAAATCCTTTGTCTCTAAAACAGTCCTACCATTTTTTATTAGTCTAATGATGGTAACCACTCCTGCCCGTCAAACGTACTTACTGTAAAATAACCACGGAAATCAAAACGAGGTATCAAATAACAACGACTTACCTTCTTTCCTGTCTTCTCATCAGGCTCTCCTGCCGCTACTGTCTTAAATTTGTTTTCCTTAATTAACTTTTTTAACTTGTCCATGCGAATTATCCATAAATGATTCTCACTTAAGTTAGGAAAGTAATATGCAAACCAATCAGACAACGTTGTCTTAATCCCACTATCCTTACCACGACACTTATACTCAATTGCCATGTTACCCGTACCGCCCTTGTCCCAATCCTTTTCAAACATATCAGTCTTTACTTCAAAAAATACTGGCTTCTGCTTGTTGTTCTGAAACATTATGTCAAATGCTGCGGTGTTGCCATACGTAATAAACTTCTTGTGCCATTGCGTCTCTACAAAATGCCGAACCGCACGCTCACCCATCTGACCATCTTCTAAATCCTCATCAAAATTGTTGTTCATAATAATAAATCCTTAGAAAACTTCTGATTAGCATTGACAACACGGATTTCTAACGGATACATATGTTGTTTCTTCATAATAGAATCACTACCCTCTGTATTGACTACCTCGTAAACAATACCTTCATCAGCATCTATAACATCAGCACGTAAACCACTCGGCTCAAACACTGCCTCTGTGTAAAACTCGTGACCCCATTCCTTTAACTGCTTGCATATCGCAAACTTCATGTCAATGTGAGCTTTGGTTTCGTTCTTACTCCAACGCATTGCGTTACGATTCCTGTTGCTAGTCCTCAATAACCGACTTACTTTGTTGCGCTGCTCTTGTACTGCGTACCTATTCATCAATATGTCTCCTGCAAGCCCTACAATTTACCTCATGGTCCTTGTCAGAAGCCATTACATTCATCAAACCAGTTGTATTATCTACATAACGACCACACATCGTCCAAAACGACCTGCCCATGTACTTATGAACAACCCTATGCCTGTAATCGTCTTTATCCACGGTTACCTACTAAATCTCCCATTATTGGCGTGTATATACTCTCGTGCTTGCACTCATAGCAGTCCACCATAGGACGACCCTCTTTTTTCTCACTAAACACAAAATGCTCCTTACTCAAGTGACGATGCTCTTCTTCCCATCTGTTTCCACATAAAAAACAATCAAAGCGCCATTTCATTTCAATAACTCCAAACATTTTTTGCAATTGACGTGCTTCAAATCTCGTGCCTTCATCTTCTGATACTCCTGATATGTCGTCTCATGGCCACACATCGTCATATGAGCTACCTCACTAGCAATATGACGCCTTCTCATAGCTTCTTCCTTAACATATCACGATAAGAATGTACACCTAACCAAAATCCTAAAATAAATGTTACAAACATTAAAAACAATGTCACAAAACTACTCATTGCGACACTCCTTACAAAAGCCACCATGGTCCTCTACATCTATCGGAGTTACTACCATTCCACAAGCCTTACACCTCCACATTGGCAGGCTCCCTCTGTATGTCCTCTATCATGTTCTTGCACAATATACTTACCATACCTAACGCTGTCGTGTACGCCTTAAGTTCTTTTTTCTTGTAATCCATCGGATTATCATCTACAAACTTCTGAACGTGCATCATTATCTCATGCAAAACAACAGTCCACACATCCTCACGCGTCGCATCACTCATTGGTCTATCCTCCCTTCCATCCAACCAAGGAAATCATCACACGCATCAAAAAATCCCTGCATATAAACCTTCAAGTTGTCCGCATTTACTTGCAAATGCTTGTCCCTGTACTCTTGCGTGTTTTTCATCTTTTTCAAACAATAGGCCCGTATATCCATATATCGTATCGTACGGTCTATATCTGCCTGCGTAAACGTATGATTACGCTTGCCCGCAACATGACCTCCACTCAAACCATTGCGCTTAGGAATCTAAATCACCCCGTAACAATGCAATGTAAGTCCTCAAAAAATGCTGTTTTTTAGCCCTAGGTATATCCGTCTCACCCAACGCCTGCTGTATACACTCATTAATGTGCGCAACCAACTCGTCCTTCTCCTTCTGCACATCACCCATGTTGTTTAACATCTCCGTCATCTTAGCAAACTCATGCCCGCGTATCTCCGCATTGCCCTGCCGTAGGCGGCCCAAAAATTCCTGCCTTACCTCTTCTATCTCTGCCATGCGTGCGCCCACGTCTTTTACCACCGTGCGCTTTACTTCCTCTGCCAAATCATGCTCTACCTCCGTAAGCTGCTCCTTCCAACCCATCTTAGCTGCCCACTTCTGGACCGTTCGCATACTCAAGCCCCAATCATATCGCTTGTTTAACTCATCTGCAATAGCCCTGTAACTCATACCATTCAAATACATACCAAAAGCCTCCTGCTTGTCTGCTAGGCTATATGTACTCGGTCTTCCTACTTTTCCTTCGCTCATTTATTTCCTGTATTTCTAAACATATCGCTCGTTGCCATTCTTCGCTCGACTCTACGCTCGGCATCCAACACCTCCTCCACTACCTTCTCCTGCGCATCATAAGCCTCATTAGCTACCGTGTCCTCAAAAACCTCATCACGCTCCATGTGTATTCTGCCATCTCCACCATCATCCTTAGGCTCTAACATATCCTTGTGCCTCTCTACGTGCATATACAAAGCATCCCACACCTCATCTGCCATCGAAGAACCCTCAGAGTCTACTATACTCCACAAATCCTCCATGACTTTCTCTCTTAACCTATCACGACCTACCGATATCAAATATCGCTTAGGACGTTCCTTAGTCTTAGACCATACCATGTATATACATCATACAATAGACTATATATACTTATGGTACAAATTTATAAAAAATTTAGAGATTACCTACCCATGATTAAAAAATGGGGTGGGGGGCCACATAATAGGGGGGGTTTGGGTTAGAGTATATATACTACCCTGATACAGCGAACGTAGTTCGCTCGTGAGTAGTGAACTAGGAGAAAAACACATGAACGAAAACACGTCATATGGTAAGGGTAAGCCAAACAAAATTACCAAAGTTAATGCAGTAAATGCAGGCTATACAATAGTTGCAAGTGTAAGAATGCACAGTGACTCTGGCCCCGGTTGTGAAGAGGACAAAATAGTGTATTTAGGAGTCAATAAAGACACTGGAGCTATGGTTTGCTGGGAGTCCTACTGGGTAGAGGAAAACAGAGGTTATATGGGCGGTAGTTACCAACCATACAGATGGGCCACACCAAGCAGAGAGGACAATATAGCTATTCAATCTTTTGTCAATAGAATAAAGTATGAGATGGATAAGCAGGTTGCTAGGGCTATGAGCGTCAGAGATGACTCTGTAATGCCTACAATAGACGAATCTATGCCGGAGGAAGAATGAGCCGAGAAACAATTACTGTGGATAAGGAAAATATGATTTTCCTTTTAGGCTATCTTCATGAAAAACATTGGCGTTCAGCTTTCTATGAGGCAATCAGAGAAATGCATGAAACCATTGATGAGGATGAGCAGCCATATGGCCCAATGGTAGAGGATGTCAGAGATTTAGCTGTGATGGTTGAAGAAAGATATTCAGGTTGCATGAATCCTGCAAGGTTAGCAATTGAGGCCTGTTCTCAATTTGCCAAAGAAGAACCAGATAGCCCTGTGACAAAACAAATGCTTTCTGATAAATATGAAATCAAGGAGGCAATTGAAAAAGTAGAATAATC